AAGCTGTTGAAGGTATGTATCATAACCTTAATACATTACAATCTCGAAGCGGTAATCAATTACCTTTTACTTCTATTAATTATGGAACATGTACTCTTCCAGAAGGAAGAATGGTAATTAAGGCTTTACTTGAAGGTTCTTTAGCGGGAGTAGGTAAAATTCATAAAACAAGCATTTTTCCATGTGGTATTTTCCAATGTATGAAAGGTGTTAATCGCAAACCAGGAGAGCCAAATTATGATTTATATAGACTGGCTCTTAAATCAACTGCGGCAAGACTTTATCCAAATTATGCGAACTGCGATTGGAGCGGTAATGCTGGATATGACCCAGATGATCCGACTACTTACTTCTCGACTATGGGCTGCCGCACAGCCAATGGGTGGGATATTAATGGTTTCGGCCAGAAGAAAGATGGACGAGGTAATATTTGTCCTGTAACTATCATATTGCCTACTTTAGCAATGGAAGCTAAAGAAAAAATTGATAAAGAATATGAATTAGATATAAAATGTAATCCATTTAGTGTAACAGATGAACATTATATTAATGCTTTTATGGATTTATTAGATACAAAGATTCATGAGGCTAAAGACATGTTAATTGAACGTTTTAATTGGATTTGTTCTCAACCTGCGGATTCTGCAAAATTTATGTATGAAAATGGAACTATGGCTGGTTATATTCCAGAAGAAGGAATTAGAAGCGCACTTAAACATGGCACTTTAGCTGTCGGTCAACTAGGTTTAGCTGAGGCTCTTCAAATTCTTATTGGTACAGACCATACTACTCCAGAAGGAATGAAATTAGCTAAAAAGATTGAACAGTTATTTAAAGATAGATGTGCGGAATTTAAAGAAAAATATAAACTTAATTTTGGAGTATATTATACTCCAGCCGAAAATCTCTGTTATACTGCGCTTAAGAAATTTAGAGCTAAATATGGTGTAATTAAAGATGTAAGTGATAAAGATTTCTTTACTAATTCAATGCATGTTCCAGTTTGGAAAGAGGTTTCTCCTTTTGAAAAAATTGACATTGAATGTCAATTAACAGGATATTCCTCTGCGGGATGTATAACTTATGTTGAATTAGATGGTGCGGTTAAAAATAACTTAGATGCTTTGGACGAAATCGTTCAATATGCTATGGACCATGATATTCCTTACTTTGCAATTAATGTACCTAATGATACATGTTTAGATTGTGGTTATACTGGAGAGTTTAATGATTGCTGTCCAATATGCGGAAGTAAAAATATTCAGCAATTACGTAGAGTAACTGGTTATTTAACTGGTAATTATAAAACCGCATTTAATTTGGGTAAACAGAATGAAGTTAATCTTAGAATAAAACATATAGGAAGGTTAGAACAATAATGCGTTATTTTGGAATAATTAAAAATGATGTTGTAAATACAAAGTCTGGTTTTACTGTATCTCTCTTCACTCAGGGTTGTGATAGACATTGCCCTGGGTGCCATAACTCGGAAGCCTGGGATTTTAATGGCGGGTATGAAAAAGATGTTGATCTTTTAATCGAAGAGCTTTATGATGCAATTAAAAGTAATGGTATTCATAGAAGTTTTAGTATTTTAGGGGGAGAACCACTAGCCCCGCAAAATAGAGAAGATATTTGTTATATATTATCTTGTCTTAAAATTAAAATTCCAGATTTAAAGGTTTACTTATGGACAGGTTATACTAAAAAAGAATTAGACCAAATGAATGATAGTTATATTAAAGTAATTCTTGGATTTACTAATGTTCTTATAGATGGACCTTTTGAGCAAAATAAAAGAGATATTACTTTACCTTTACGTGGTTCAAGTAATCAAGATATTTATGAAAAAGATGAACTTGGAGATTTTGTAAAATTGACATAATGTGTAAAAAATTATATAATTATATATATAAAATGAAAAGGAAACAAATATTATGGGTAAAGAAATAATTGAAGCTCCTGCTCAAGAAAGTATTGTTCATGCTAAAAATATTTTTGAGTTAGGAGTATCAAAAGAAAAATATATAACAGGACAAATTGCTTGTACTGAAGATAATAACCAATATTTTCTTTTTAATGGCAATGATTGGGAACCAGTAGATGTTAAGAAAACAGCAACTGGTCAGTTAGCTTTAAATTTATATGATATTAATAAATCAATAGTTGAACAACTCGGACCTATGGCAAAAAGAAAAATTAATGGCGCGATTAAAGCTTGCCAAGAATCATTTGATAGAGATACAGATGATAATTTATATCTTTTGTATGGAAAAGAAATAGGTTATTTTACAATTTTAAATCGAGTCAAAGATAATACAGAAAAAAATTTAATGGAAACCGCAGTTGACCTTTTATCTGAATTTTCTGAAATATATGATATTTCTTATCTTGAAACTCAAAAAGTTGTTGAATTTTGGATTAAATATCAAGATAAAATTACTTGTTTATACCTTGGTGGTTGGGATGAAGGAATGGTGAATTTTAATGGTTAAAGATTTATATTGTATCTTTTCTATGTTTGATATGACAGTTCAAATTCAAACAGAAGATAAAACTATAGACGAAAAGATTCCACTAAATAGAGCAGTAGAAACAATTACTGATTTTTGCAGAAGTCGTCATATTGGAACTGCACATTTAATGGGTAATGCAAGCTATTTAGATGAAATAAAAAATAATATTTTAGAATACAGCAAATCAGAATATGGACATAATGTAGTAGAAATAAAAGTTAATGAGTAAAGGAGAAAATAAATGAAATATTTACTTGGAACAACAGAAGTTTATAGATTGGATTCAGAAAGTGAAGCAAATACTCTATTAGAAGAGGCAAAGCAGGAAGGTAATTTATCAAAATATAGCTGTGTTCATAAAGAAAGAAAATCTAAAGGTGAGGTTATTGATGAATGGTATAGAGTAACTTTAACAAAAACCTTTACAGATGAAAAAGAACCTGACCAGTCAGTTTTGATTAGTTATGAGGTAGAATGAATGATTAAATTTGAAAAAGTATCTAAATTTAAAGATGAAGATATTAAGATGCCTGAACGCGCAACTACAAATGCCGCAGGTTATGATATGGCTGCTGCAGAAGATGTAGTAATTCCGCCATATTACCAGTCAATAACAGAGATGTGCAAAAATAGTTATCCAGAAAATTCAATTTTAACATTAGACATGATGAAAGAAATGACTGATAAACCAGGAGCAAGACCAGTTCTTGTATCTACTGGAGTTAAATGTGAACTTCCAGCAGATAAATACCTTGAGCTTTCAGTTCGTTCATCTACCCCACTTAAATATTGGCTTATCTTAGCTAATGGTGTTGGTATTATTGATGCGGATTATTATAACTGTGAAGCTAATGAGGGTGAAATTTTCTTTCAATTAATTAATTTAAGTCCTTATCCTATTCAAATTAAAAAAGGAGATATTATTGGACAGGGTATTATCAAAAAATATTATAAAGCTTCAAATGATACTCAGTTCAATAAGACAAGAGCTGGCGGATTCGGTTCCACTGATGATGTTGCAGTATCTTCAGTCCTTATTTCTACTATATAATGAAACTTTTAGCTTTAGACCAAAGTAGTCGAATATCAGGATTTGCCGTTTTTGAAGACGGCAAACTTCTTGATTATGGACATTTTACTTTTACCGATAAAGATTTTGGTGAAAGATTAATGAATATTAAAAATAAGGTTAAGGAATTAATTGAAAAATATGAAGTAGATGAAGTCATTTTTGAAGATATACAATTAAAAAATGGTGCGGGGAACAATGTATTAACATTTAAAAAACTCGCAGAAGTTATTGGAGTTTTATGTGAATATTTTACAGAAACTAAAATGCCTAATAGTTCAGTTTTAGCAGTACAATGGCGTTCTACTTTACAGATTAAAGGCAAAGTTAGGGCAGAGCAAAAGAAAAACGCGCAAGCATATGTTCAATCTACTTATGGATTAAAATGTACAGAAGATGAAGCTGATGCAATATGTATTGGAACTCACTATTTTGTAAAAGAAGAAGAAACAGAAATGTTTGATTGGTCTTAATAAGTAAATTTGACCTTCCTATTTTTTAATTCTATATGAGAATTAAGGTAGGAGGAACACCATGCTATTAGACTTTGTAATTAAATATTGGCTTGAATTTGGTTTTGGCTTAATAATTGCACTTGGTGGATACTTTTTTAAGAAATATATGAAAATGAAAGAAGAAGAACAAAATTCTGAACGTGCTAAATTTTATGAAAATCTTAAAGAAGATATGTTTTCTCGATATGATGCGATAGAAAAAGAATCAAGAGATGGCGACCAAGAGTTACAAAAACAGTTAGATGCTCTTAGAAAAGGAATTCTTTCAATGCAAAAGAAAGAATTTATAGCTGAATGCCAAGCATTATTAGATGAAGACCACGAAATAACGTTGGAGGAATACCAACAGTGCATTGAAGACCATGATGCTTATAATGGTTTAAAAGGCAATCACAATGGTGATAGTTTATTTGCTTTAGTTGTACAAAAAGCAAAACATATTACTGATTAAATGAAAAAAGAGGAATATTTATTAATCATGCTAATAAATATTCCTCTTTAATTTAATAAAAATTTCATTTGTCATATCAATAATTTCTTGCCCATAAGTAGCAAGTAAATCCGCTAGTAGTTCTTCTTGTTCTAGCGTTAATTCTACCTCATAACTAAACATTGCGGCATGTGTTAATTCATGGCATAATACCTTTTTCATTTTATGAGAATTAAGGTTTTCATTAATATAAATTGAATGAGTAACATTATCACAAGCCCCAAGTGTATAAGAACCATTAGTATATAGAATTGGATGATTAGGAGAAACCAGGAATATTCTCCAAGTTTCTCCATTTATTTTAATCATTGTATTTTATTTGATAAAGCAATAATTTTCTTTTGAAGTAATTGTTTCTCTTCTGGAGAAGCATCTTCAATCATTTCACAAATGTCAGAACTTAATTCTTGCATATATTCTTCAAGTTCTTTCATTGCTGTTACTTTATCCTTGTGGAGTTCTTTAGATTCCATATACATGCGGCGACGTACTGGACTACGACCCTCACGCGCATCCCGCATCTCTAAAGGAAATTCTCTCTCTCGATAAGGTTCATTGCCTTTATCATTATACTTATCAGTTCTAGGATAGTCAATATATGAAGAGGAATTATCATAATTTTGTCCTCCTCTTTCCCTGTAATACATATGATATTGAGAAGAATTATTTTCTTCTTTTTCATTCATAGCTTTTGTAATTGTACAATAATAAATTGCCTCTTCAAGGTCTTTTATCATATCAATTACTTCACCAAGTTCTCCAGCATCGCAGTCTTGGAGATTTCCCATTTGAGATTGGGCAGCACTAATTAAACAGTTTTTCATATCATAAAGTCTATGCATATTACGCCACCCTTTCTACTATAAGATTAGCGTTTTGAACGTTAATCGCTTGTGTTGAAGTATTAGTTACTCCTGCGGTTGAGCAGCATCCAGTAGGTACATCAATGTATACACATGAAGCTACATTAAAATATTGCTCTACTGCGGCAGGTGTTACAATCATTTGCGCGGTACGAACTGCCTCACCATCTATAGTAATAGTTAATGAGATAGCTCCTGCGGTACCGCCAGTTGGAACCGCAATATTACCAGTGAAAGTTACTTTGAATCTTGAGCGGCATTGATTGTTAGATAAGCCTCTCATTTTAATATTTCCACTTCCCTCGGTATGAATAACTGAACAATTACCAGGGATTCTTGTTGTAATGAATACAACATTATCATTTGCGTTTACGGTTTGTACTACATTACTAGTTAGTTCCATAAATAGTCTCCTTTCAGGAATTTAACTATCTAGGGAGTTGGCAGGCTCCCTAGTAGTCAAACTAATTAATCATAAAGTTGAACATCCACAGTTTCTATAACCTGCATAAGGATTAGGAACTGTGTATGCAGGTACAGGTGAAGGATTAAGTGCATTGATGAGATAGCTGTTCTGAGCTGCTTGACTAGCTTGGAATTTAAGGTCAGAATTAACAGCTGTAAGTTCAGTAATTTTATCATGCAGTGCCTGTGTCTGCATTTCTTGAATTGCGCTTAATACACTTCTAGTATTAGCATTTTGATTTTCCATTAAATCTCTTGTCGCATCAGTAACAGCTCTACGAGTTGAACATTCTTGGTCTGCTAAATTATAATTTAATTGAGCAAAATTCTGAGCGTCTTCATATCTTGTCTGGCAGCAACATTGCTGTAACTGAGTACCCAAATTAGTAATACCTGCATTAATAGCATTAGTATTCTGCATATCTGCAATAGTTTGCTGTGTAATATTATTATTAATACCAGCGAATCCATTCAGCATGCCTGTGTTCATGGCATAAAATCCATCACAAATACCATTATTTACGGCATCAATTTTTCTTTCTACATTGGCAAAATCTGATGTTAAAATATAACCATCAGTAATTCCAGAGCCTGTGGAACCGCCTCCAAAGAGACCATTTCCATTTCCTCCCCATCCTGCGAAGCAGAAAAGGAATAGTATAATAATCCACCAAGCTCCTCCATCGCCACCAAAGCCCCAACCATTGTCATTGCGGGTAGAACCTGTAGCGGCTGCGATATCGGCTAAACTATAGCCACTAGCTGCATTATTGAACATATTAATGTCCTCCTTTAAAATTTATTATTTAAGCCCAAGCATTTGCTTGAAAGCATTAAATTCTTTATCAAAATCTTTTCCGCTTTGTTTACATATATTGCGGGCGATTTGTTCAATATCTGCACTTCTATTCTGCTTTGCTAAAGACAATAGATTAGCTCCCATTGGAGTATTTTGCATTTGTTGTTCAAGTATACTCATCATAAGTTGTTGCGGATTTTGACCGCCTTTAATCATCTGAATTAATTGCATAGGATTTATGTTATTCATGCGGTTTCCTCCTTAAAATTTTGGCATTTCTGCGGGTTTCTTAGTTACTTCTTTTTGCGCCGGTTGCGGACTTTGAGTCGGCATCGCCGCAAACATTTCTTTAATTCTTGACATTGTTTCGTCAAATTCCTCTCTAGTTACAAAAGCATCTGTATTTGTATTAGAAGTAGTTTCTTGTGCTACTGGAATAGGCTTAAATTCATACATGTTTATTAATGCTGTCCCATCTAAATTAATTTGCTTTGTATATATTTTTCTATTGGCTATATCTGGGAAGTAAAAAACAGAACCATCAAAGTCTATTGGAATAGCCCTAACCTCTTCTAATGAAGATACTGGTCTACCTTTAAGAAAAGGAGGAATTTGAGGTTGCGGTTGTTGTGGTGGCATTTGTTGCTGTTGGCGAGGTGGGTAATAATTGTAATTAGGATACATTTTACTTACCTTCTTTCTATTAACTTTTTCTCCTCTTCCTTTCATAAGTATATGAAAATTTTTTGGTAATCTTTTATCTCATTCGCCCAGTTTTCTCCTATAGTCCAAAATATTTTTCTAAAAAAATTTTGGTATAACGCAAAATAAGGGGTAGGTTCTTTTTTCAAGAACCTACCCCTTTGGTAACATATTATTTAGAAGTTTTCTTCTCATTAACTGTAGACTCAATTTTATTAGTTAAATATAAATTCAAATCTCCATAAGCCTCAGTTAAATAATCTTTAGCTTCTTTAGTAAGCAAAGCTAAAACCGCATTTAGAGTTTTTTGGAAAGCAACTTTTTGCGCTTCTTCATCAAATTTACCTTCCTTTTTCAAAGCTTCTACATACGTCTGGTTGGTTGTTGTAACACAATCCGCAATAGTATTAGCTGCCATATCAATGTATTTATTTAATAGCTCATTATCTGTCTTTTTCTTTAGTTGTTCTTTCTGGACTTGAATGTAACTAACTAAATAAGAAGTTAAAATTGCAATTAAAGGTACAATACATACATCAAAAATTTGTTTTAAAATATCTAGGCTATTCATCTTTCTTATCCTCCAAAAGCTCAAATCTATATTCTTGTTTTATGTTTGGATATTTTTCTTTATCCACCTTACTCATAAACATATCTATTGGACGAGCATATAATTTAATTGGTTCATATAAGCTATGATATATTACTAGTTTTTCGCCAGTCTCAGTATGTTCTGCTATATCATAAATTATATATAAATATTTTTTAGTGTTTTCCTGTTCTTCTTGTGAAAGAGTTTCTCGTTTAAAATGTTTAACTACATCTCCTGCATGTAATCTCATTTATATCTCCTTTTTAAAAAATTGGAATACCTTAATTTATAAAATAGATGACTTGTAATCCTCCAGCCCAAGGTCCTCCAAAAGTTCCATAACAACACATAACAATACTTCCATCTGCATTAAAATTTATTTGTCCTGCGCCAACACCTTGCAAAGCAATATATTGACCTCTATTTACATTTGGTCTAAAAGCACTTGGAATAGCACCAGCAGGACAAATAGTAGTCCATTGCCAAGCTGGTATAGTTACTCCACTTTTCGTAGAAAAAATAAAAGTACCAATAACTAAGTTACCTACTCTCCATAAAACACCTGATGCAGTATATCCAGAATTACAAGCAAAACTACCTGACCAATAATTATTATAATTAAAATTCCCAGTGACGGATAAGTTTCCGTTGATAGTAGTTGATTTAAGTTGCGCCATGTAAATTTTCCTCCTTTTTATCTCTAAAAAATTGGAATATCTCAATCTACAGTATAAATGACTTGCATTCCACCTTCACGTTGTGATTGAAACGTATCATAGCAGTTTATATCAATACTTCCATCAATATTAAATCCAACTTTACCTGCTCCTGCTCCTTGCAGAGCAATAGTCACATCTCTATTACTTGATTTAGGTCTAAAGTTAACTGGTATAGTCCCCGCAGGACAAAGTCTAGTCCAAGACCAGGCTGGAATAGTTTTTCCTGCTTGAGTAGCAAAATCAAAAGTTCCGATAGCTAAATTACCTATTTTAAAAAAATTAACTATAACTGTAAAACCAGAGTTACAATTAATATGACCTGACCATGTGTCGTTTTTAGTAAAACTCCCAGTGACGGATAGATTTCCGTTAATAGTAGTTGATTTAAGTTCTAGGTAAAATTATATCAAAACTAAAGTTACCTGCTTGAGGTCTATTTGTATTCATAGACATTTTATTTCCAATAAAATTAAATGCTACAATGTGTTGTATTCCTGTTGAGTTATTAAAACCGCAAAATCCTATATTATCTAGCTTTGCAGTTGTTGAAGTTGGAAATGTCATTAATAAAGTTCCACTTGGAATATTGCTTGGAAATTGAAATGCTATATGTGCATATAAAAAATAATCATTCCAATAACAATAATTTCCTCCTAGTGGACTTAATCCGCTATAATTATAAGTCATTGTCCCGAAATTAGATATTTTTAATCCAGGACATGAGATATTCCCAGTGACGGATAGGTTTCCGTTAATAGTAGTTGATTTAAGTTAATTAATATTCAATAAATTCTTGGCATTTTATATCGCCATTTTTACATATTTGATTTGTTGAACCTTCAATTAATTGTCCAGAACAACAAACTGTACCATCACTACGAAAAGTAGTATTTCTATATTCATGAGTATTTTCATCATTTTCTATTGTTAAATTTCCATCATATTTAGAATACTCATTAAATTTTTTAGCTCTTAATTGAGATGGAGACTTATTAAAATATATAGAAGCATTTAAGCATTCTAAAATTTCATCATTAGTTAAAGAACAACTATAAGTTCGAAGTCCATAAAAAGTAACTTCAGTCCCATTTTCACAATATAAATATAAGCCTGGTATTTCATTTGAAACGGTCATTGGATCATTAACATGATAAGCACTAAGACCACCTTCACTTTCTTTTCCTTTGGTAGAACAATTATATAATTTATGTTCTACATCAAAATAATGATCATTACTATTCCAATTAATAGTAGATGCTATCATATACATTTGACCAATTTTAACTCGATGAACAGTAGACCCAGCATAAGGGTCATTAGCATTAGTATGCTTTCCTTCGGTTGGTGTATTTTTAGTTGTTAATACTAAATTTCCATAATAATATCCAGGTTTATTATTATAATCATTTTTAGGTGTATAACTATATGCATAAAAAATCCCTTCACTATCTATACTAAAATATGTAATGAATGTGAATTGTTTACCAAAATTTTGTCTAATTTTGATATTAAAATCAGTATAAGCTTCCGCGCCACCTTTATTAGGAAAATAATAACCGTATGCTTCTTCTTGTGGTACACTAAGGCCTGCTGCTGAAAATGTTGCTTCCGTATTTTCAGGATAATAAATACAATAAGTTCCATCCGTTGTTAATATATCTGAAGTAAAGGCTTCTAGCATTAAATTATCTTTTTTATCCCACAACATAAATTTAATCTCCTTTATATCTAAATAATAGTATAAAAAAAATAGGTTAAAGTCAAATTAATTGACCTTAACCTATTAGACTTTTATATTAAGTAAATACGAATTCTATTCTATCACTATAAGCTTTAATTTTAGCTTTAATAGTTGAAGAACCACTAGGGAAAAAATCTATTTCCGCACTTGAACCATCACCTACTCCTAAAGTTCCTCTACAACGTGTAGTACCATTTATATATAAATTATAAGCTGGTGTTACACCATTACCAATTAAAGAATTTATATATACACTTTGACTTTTTATCTGCATTGAAGGAGTAATATTAGCCCAAGTATTATTTGCCATCGAAGTAGGATTTTGTCCGCATTTAAATATAAAGCTTGTAACTGAATTAGTAGCTGCAAATACTACAGCTTCATTTCCAAAATTCTGATGCATTACACCAGAATAATAAGCACTGGTACTACCTCCAAACATACAAGCTAATTTATTAGTTGTAAAATTAATAGTTCCTGTCATTGTACCACCGGCTAGCGGTAAATACTGACTATGTGAATGGTTAGTTGAAGTTGAAATAGTTAAATTGCCAGAACCGTCAAAGCTTCCAGAACCTGTTACTGAACCTGTTAGGCTAATAGTGCGCGCGGTGGCAAGTTTAGAGGCCGTGGCAGCGTTACCAGTTACGTTGATACCCCAAGTACCACTGGCGCCAGATCCTGTTTTTGTGACTGTATAAGAGGTATAGTTGGAAGTATGTAATAATTCTGCACTTTCAGCCCACGCTTTTCTATCAGCATTACTTCTCATTATATACGCACCAAGTTTTTGACGATTAACACCAAATGCAACACCACCGCCTACATCACCACCACTATAACAATCCATGATTATCCAGTCTTTATAATAGCTATCTCCATTTACAGTAGTATCCATCATTAAAAATCCAACTTTATTTGTGCCGAAATAATTTGGATTTTGCTGACCGCCATTACCTGTATACGAACCAACAATATAATTATGTTCATGGCTACTTGGTGTAAATGTACTTGGCTTTCCAGTAATTTCACCCCAAGAATAACTTGGTTTTGAACTTGCTTTAGCCCACGCATAAACGTCTGAAGCAGGCATACTTCCTAAAGAAGATTTTAAATGAGATAAACTTGCTTTACGATAAAAACCATCACTACCATTTGTTACGATTATTTGTGAAATAGAAGGATTTTCATTGTTAGATGTATTTGAATTAATATAGCTTGTATAAATATAATTGTTAGAAGTACGTAAAACATAAGTATTAGCAACTGGGTCTACATTACCATGGTAACCATCTAATTTATCCGCATTTGTTGCAGTATTAGCATTACCATTAAGATTTCCATTAAATTGACTTGCAGTGATTTGAGCTAAATTATATCCATTACCATTTTCAAATCTATATTCACTTATTAATGCTGATTGAGTTCCATCAGCCCAAGAATAACCAATATGTAATGCTTGTGGTGATGTATAATTTGGTTTTGTAAATCTAATTTCATTTCCTGCAACCCAATTAAGCGCATCTGTACTTGCAGATTTACCAGATATACTATTGGCTAAAGTATCATTACATTGAACTGGAATACCACCAGAAAAATATACTGGTCTAGTAGCAGAACCCGCATTAGTATTCAGTTTATTGGCACTCGTAGCTGCGCCGCCCGGAGAATTAGAACCCGCATAATTATTATCGGCCATTAATGTATCTCTACAATAATAATCATAATTAACGGTACCAAAAGTACACAATGACCCTCCTAAGTATTTAAACAATCCAGTAGAATACTGTGGATATCCTTCTGTATTTATAGCTCCCGTATCATAAATATGAATAAGTACATTAGATTCAGTGTTAGGATTTGCTAGCCCTATAAAACTATAATCCTTTTTATTAGGATAATTTGCACATATCCACTTTAATAATGCTTTAAAATAAGTAATTGTTTCATGTGTACTATCTATTAAAGAATAAGGAACTCTTGGTAAAATGATAAGTCTACTTTTATCTGTACCAGTTATAGATTTACTTACTAAACAATCATTTATAATTATTGAATTATTAAAAGTCTTATCGCCACTAAAAGTTTGTGTACCAGTTGTAACAACACCCGCGGCTTTGTCTGTCGCTGCGGGAATGATAGCTGTAGAAATATTTGACCCAGATGTTGCGGTCACAGAACCAGCGCCATTACCTTCTAAAAGATAAACCTTATCAGCTGTTGCATTAAATTTTATAGACTTATATTTTACATAAGTATTAGCAATATTTTGATTGCTCCCATCATTTATAGCCTTTGAAGCAGTTGTTGCGGTTGATGCATTACCTGATAAACTACCCTTAAATATCTTAGCCCTTAAAGTTCCAGAAGAAGGCTGAAACGTCAAAGTATCTGAAGTAAAGGCACCATCAGTTACAGTGGTAGGAGTAAATCCTTCTACTCCACTATTAGAAGCTCCCCAAAGCACAGTGCGCCAATTAGTATAATCACTAGATTTAATCGCGGTTTGAGTTACTGCATTATTATTATCCTGTAATGTAATACTAGAAGTAGCCCCACTACCTTTAGTAAAAGTTAAAGTAGTACCATTAACAGTAATATTACTAATATAAGTGCTTCTAATATCATATCCAGCATTATCTTTATTAGCTTTATCTGCGGTTCCAGATAAATTTGCAACACTAAGAGTCTGTGTAGCAGGATTATAGGTAAAATTAGTATTAACTACAGGTTTACCATTAGTAGAATTATCTGCAAACCATACAGGTCGTGCTACATCTACTGTTCCAGAACCAATACCACTATAATTAAAACCAGCAGAACCAGTTATAGTTAAATTATTAGAATTAATAGTAGCAAAAGTCTTTGTTCCTCCGAAGCTTTGAGCATCAGTAGTAACAATACCAGATTTAGTTGTGCTAGCTATTGGTAACGCTACTCTAGTTTGATTATTTCCACTACCTTTAATTAATATGGTTTGTTTACCATCATCTGTATATCCTAAACTACTTAAATAAGTATCTCTAATACTTAATCCAGAAGCATCATTAAAAGCTTTATCAGCTACATCTGCATTCGCGGTCATTTTTATTCTAGTTTGGGTTCCTCCAATAGGAGTATCTATATAAATAGCACCTGTATATGAAGGTTTTTCTGCGGTGCCGACATTCTTATAGGCAAAATATACTTGACCTTCAGTTTTTGTTGTGGGCAAACTTTTTTCTTCGCCTTTTAAAAATTTAATAGCATTAGCTATCGTATTGTCTGCCATGTTTAACCTCCTTTTTCTCATTTCATTTAAGTTTTTTATATCTCTATGAATTTATAAAAATATCTAATTTTGTTTTAATTATTTTTGTCCAAAAAAAAAGAGAGGGCAACCCGCAGGTCACCCTCTCTATATGAGTTAAAAGTGGTCTTCCCAATGTAAATCATATTCAGAAATTTTCTTAATTTCCGCAAATAACTGGTCTTTAAAACTAGCTAAATAATCATTGGAATTATCTATATCAGTCTTTGGTGCAATACCATGTAATACTTCACTTTTTGAAGGAAGAGTACTAATATTATAACGTAAATAAGTACCAGACTCATCTATATCATAAAAACGCACTGAATATGATACATTACCTGCGGCTTTCGTTGCCTCTCCATCTATACACCAAGGGAAAAGCATCATATTCTCATCTGAGTAAGTATCGACATCATAGTAAGGGACCGCATAGACGCGGCCCTCACCTTTAGCATTAATATATTGAACTATACAAGTCATATTAGCTAAATCAATATTATCATAATATCTTGCGATTTTAAAATAAATTGTTTCAGCTTTATGGTCTAATTCTACGCTTAAATATTTAGGAGCATCAATCTTACGCGTGTTCAAATCTATTTCAAAGATTTTTTCATCACTAGGAAGTAATAGCGCAAGAGTTGGTTTATTTTCATCCTGAATTCTGTAAAGTAAGTCATAGTATTCTTGTGGAGTTGTAATCACTTTTAATGACCTCCTTTACTTAATTAATCATTCACCATCTGCCGCAGCGTCACGAAGAACATCAAAGAATCTAGAACAACGAACTGCTTTAGTTCCATTATAAACATTTGTAACCTGGCAAAAGATTGTTAAACCAGCCCAAGTGTCAGAATCTGCAGCCGCAGGAATTGTATAATCCTCAAGTTTAATTTTAGCTTTAGTAGCTCCAACAATCTCAAGGTCTTTATCAAACAGATATTCTTGCTTTTCTGCTTTTTCTCTATCCTCTTGAAGTTTATTGATATTACTATATCTATAAATGAACCATTGATATTCAAAAGTATCTTGGTCAGTTCTACCAGCTTCACCGGCATCTGCTGGGATACTTCCTTCAATAGAGAAACCAATTCTCTTAGCTAAACTTACTGGTTTAGAAAGGTCAGTAGTTTCTTTAATAGCAGGAACTGAAGCTTTGTGAGTAACACGACATACTTTAGATTCTGTAGAAACAGCTTCTTTATTAAGTGTATTTGTTACAATAGCTTTATAATAGCCATCGCCCTCATGTACTCCACCAACAACAGCATCATAACCTGTTACCATAAAGCTACTTCCAGTTCCACCGAGTGCAATCTTTTCCCATTCGGTCTTATCGTCTGGTTTTGCGGTAATAGGTTTCTTATACCACTGATAAGTAACTTCATTAGGTTTCTTATCCGCAGTATCTTGAGTAGTTGCTTTAACATTTAAAGTAACACTTCCTGGTACATCTGAACCTTTTGCTTGCGGAGGAATAATCGCACTAAGACTATCTTTAAAGCTTTCCTCAACAACAACTTCAGATGGTTTCTTAATATAAACCATTGTACTATCTGCGGTTTTTCTACTTTGTTTAACACGGTTTGTAGAAGTAACAATATATTTACCAACAGAATTCATAGTTCCTTGAGAAACTTTCTCATAAATAGTTGTTTCTTCATCTTCTGGAGGAATAGCACCTTTATATAAAGTATATACAGGAGTTAAACCATCAGAAATAGTAGAAGCAACATAATAAAGTTTGTTAGGATTACGTTCTGTATCAGTAGATTCAATATGAACTGTTTCATAAGGCATTACATCCTGACCATCAGAATCTAATCCTTGCATTCTTTCATTGGTATCAATATTATATTTCTTCCATGTATAAGTAATTGCGCCACCATCTGTAGAAACGGCTTCAACATGGTCTTTAAGGATTCCAGTTTTCTTATCAAGGAATGCTTCCTTAACATTATTTCCTTTTTCATCAACAAATGGTTTACCATCAAGGTCTTTAACAAATAAAGGCTCTGCGGCAGGTGTTCCGCCCGTAACCCCAGTAGAGTTAACAAATCTGTTATTAATCAGATTAGTCGCATCGTCAATTCTTTCTTTTCCATCTTTGATAATTCCTGGAAGGTCAAAGTTCAGAGAAGGTTTAATTTCAGCTGTACAAGTTAATGTAGATAAACTATAAGTAAGTTTTTCTGTTTCTCTATCATATTTATAAAAACGAACAGAGAACTGAATTTTTCCATCAGCAACAGTAGCTTTAGAACTGATAGGCCAACCAAAGATAATATAACCTGGCTGACTTTCAATATCTTTAACCCAAATAGGAGATACCTTCTCTACTGGGTTACCTTCCTCATCAACTTCAGAAGAGCGCCACTGAACATAAATATCCATCATATCAAGGTCTGTAGCATCGAAGAATCTATCAATTTTGAAATAAATAGTTTCTGCAACTTCATCACCTTGAACACTAATACCATTAGTTTTAAAAGACTTAGGAACTGTAATAGTTCTTGTATTAGCGTCAATTACAAAAGGCTCTTCATCTAATGGAAGAATTGTATATTTACGATTAATATGATTCAAATCTTCAATATATGAAAAATACTCATCCAAACTGGTAATCTGTTCAGCTGCATCATAGTAATAAGTCTGACCAGGAGTAAAAGTAAGGCTATTATCAATTTCATAAACACCTTCACTCTTTTGGATATAATATGTCT